AAAACTTATAATACTGATTATATTCCATTTAAAATAGATGAAAATATATTCACTCTTGGTTCTCATAATGGCAAAGCAATGGTTCATTTCACATCAATGGAAAATGCGGTAAGTAATGCAATAGCTCTATATAATGATTTATATGATAAAAAAATTGAAATTAAAAGACCATTCTTAATAGTTGATTTATTATTCATTTCATTAATTTTATTAATATTCTTAATGATGTTAAAATTAAATATTAATATTAAAATAATATTATCATTAATATTAATTATTATTATATTATATTATTTATTATTATAATAAAATAATGTTGAAATATGAAACACATAAAAGTTTTAAGAATAATAATGATAATACTATAATTTTTATAAATGAAAGTGAGAATGAAAATGATAAATTCAAAAATAATCATATTTTAAATTGTGATATTGTCAATGCGACATTAACACCAACATCAGTTGATGAAAATAAGATATTAAGTTCATTCAATGAAATGAATGAGATGAATGAAATTACTGATATTCTAGCACTTAGTAAGAAAGAGAATGGGACAAATACAGAAATGAGTACTGATGATATTAATGATATTAATTATAAAATTGATAAATTATTTAAAAATATTGAGGAAAATAAGAAAAAGATTGCAACATCTATTTATATAGTATCTTCTAAATACGATTTGATTTATTTTAGATATAATAAAATTTCTTTATTAATTTTAATAATATCTACAATTACAACTTTTGTAGAAGCAATACGACTGACATTAATTAATTATGAAAATGATAATCCAGGATCAGGAATAACGAGATATATATCAAAAGATACTATTTCATTATTAATAAATTTATTTTCATTATTTTTAGGAACTGTTTTAACAATTCTAAGTTCAATTGTTAAATTTAGAAATTATAGGGAGAATATGGAAAAATTGAAAAATATTCACGATACATTATTTAATTTCAAATGTTTGTATAATAAACAAAGAGATTATATTAAATTTTTTACAATGACTAATAATATGACAATAGAAATTTTCAACAAACTTGCAGAAAATGTTGAAAATATTAATAAAGAAATTAAAGATATTAGTATTTTTGAGAATATTAGAATTAATGATATTATCAAATTTAATAGAATTAAAGTTAATCATGATATTCAATTAAAAGAATTGGGAAATAAACGAGAATTAGAATTCTTAAAATTATCAATTGAATCAATTAGAAATAAAAAATTATTTGAAAATGAAAATATTAATATGAATGATAATTTTAATCAAAAACCATTAAATGAAATGATGATGAGAAAAAAAAATTATTGTATTCCTTATTCTAATTAGAATAAGCTAGACCACCCATACCTGATAATATTCGAAGAACATTATAATTCACAGTGAAGATATAAATAGTTCCTGCAACAGATGATGCTAATGATAAGACAGCAGTGTCAATACGAGACATATTAAGAGTTCCAGATGGTTGATGTTCTTCTGGTTTTATAGCGAATGAATAAAGATTAATGCCATTATGGAAGAGATCAGGAGTATATTCGTGATGTTGATAAGGTTGAACGAGAGAGAAATAATTTCCATTGCGTTCAGTAAATCGATCATTGCCATTTAATTGTATCTTGGCAGATGTAACTGGATTTGATGATAAGACATATTGATTATCGGCATTGCGATTGGTGAAATTATTCCAATAAGGAGGAGCGACGGCAGATGAAGAAGGATCTGGTTTTATTACCCATATTAATTCTTTGCAAGGATGATTGAAATTCATTCTTATGCTCTTTAATGATGTTGCTCCATTTGCATTAGCAGTTATAGTATCAGCACCAGTGAATTGTAATTGCTCTATTAAATATTCATGAGATAATTGAGCAAATCGTCGGCGTTCATCCGTGTCTAAGAAAATGTAATCAACCCATAATGAGGCAGTGTTTAATTGTAAAGATGAACTAGAAGTAGCAGTTAAAGTGGTATTAGTTAATGCAGTTGTTATTAATGCTGGTGCAGTGCCGCTACTTTTTAATTGTGTAAATGCTTTATTACTATAATTGGGATTTTTATCAACCATAGATGATAAAGTTTCAAATTCAATATTAATTTTTACTTCGTGATATTGGAGAGCAATTAATGGAAGAGCGAGACCAACATTGCGACAAAACCAGAATTCTAATGGAACGAATATTGAATATGATTGTACTGCTTCTAATAATATAGAGCGATTGTATTTATCACCTCCAACCATTAAACGATAAGCAGAACGTTTTCCAACTGGAAGAGATAATTCATTCCATATATATAACCATTCTGAATAATGCTTATCAATACGTTGACCACCAATCTCTAATTCTATAGTCTTTAATAATTTTAATCCAAAATAAGGAACTAATGCGATAGAATGATTATCATCTTGTGTAGTAATTTTTGTTTCAGTATTTGTTACAGTTCCTGCAAAATAAATGCGATTTATTAAATCGCCATTTCGCGTAACTTGACAAGTAACACGAGAACCAAAAGTAGCATTTCCATTGAAAGTTTGTTCTATCGCTTCTAATGCGAAATTGGTATGACGACGATAAGCAACTTTAAAAAAAGTTATTTGAGGATTTCCAGTTAAATAAACATCCTGAGCACCATAAGCAACAAGTTGAAGAAGACCACCACCCATTTATGCTATATTCTTTATACTATAATAGGAGAAAAAAAATGTAATAAATTTAATATTCTAATTAGAATAAGCTAAACCACCCATTCCAGATAATATTCGAAGAACATTATAATTAACAGCGTAAACGTGAATAGTATAATTAGAGGGATCATATCCTGGTGTAGTAGTATCACTTGGAGTGTTTACATATGCAGCTATAACACCATCATCAATAGAATGAGTTGTGAATACTGATCTACTTTCAAAATTTATATTTAATACAGCAGTGTCAATACGAGACATATTAAGAGTTCCTGATGGTTGATGTTCTTCTGGTTTTAATGAAAATGAATAAACATTAATACCAGCATTATTTGGAACATTAGTATGATGTTGGAATGGTTGGACTATATTGAAATATTTTCCAGTTCGTTGATAAAATCGATCATTTCCATTTAATACTAATTTACAATCTTTAACAGGGTTGCAAGGCATGAAATTTACAGATTTATATTTATCGGATAATGAAGAATAATCTATATCAGAATGACGTAATACAGATGCTAATTTATCATAACTATCACCTAAATAATTAACATTAGAACCAGTAGTAGTATTTTTAAAATTAACATCACCTAGTGCATATCGAGAAGTTGTGAAATTGCACCAATTTAGACGATCACTTTCATTTGCTAATGGATTAGATACAAACCATACAATCTCTTTGCAAGGATGATTGAAATTTAATTTAAGTTTAGTGCTTTGGGCACTATTAATAGCTTCTTGTCCAGTAAATTGTATTTGCTCAATTAAATATTCATGAGATAATTGAGCAAATCGTCGACGTTCATCAGTATCTAGATATATATAATCAACCCATAATGAAGCTTTCGCTAAGGATGGAGCATTTGTAGATGCCGTATATAAACAATTAGTGACACTTTCAAAATTAATATTTATTTTTACTTCGTGATATTGGAGAGCTATTAAAGGAAGAGCGAGACCAATATTGCGACAAAACCAGAATTCAAGAGGAATATATAAAGTAGAACCACCAAGATTTTTAGTTCCATAAGCACCAACCATTTGATTATAACCGTGTAATTTAGATCGAGGAAGAGATAATTCATTCCAGACATATAACCAATGAGCATAATGTTTATCTATCTTCTGGCCACCAATTTCAATTTCAACATAATTTAATAAGCGAAGACCAAAATAATTATAATAATTATAATCAGTTGTATCTGGAAGTGTTACTTGTAAATAAACTCGATGAATTAAATCGCCATTTCTTGAAATTTGACAAGTAACACGAGAACCATAATTAGCATTTCCATTGAAAGTTTGTTCTATCGCTTCTAATGCGAAATTGGTATGACGACGATAAGCAACTTTAAAAAAAGTTATTTGAGG